TTTCATAATAGACAGGATTTTGATGTTCCTTTACAGTCTGAATTCTACAAGTACCATCTACGTGAATGATTGCTGGAATCTGTTCCGCATACTCATCAGAAGCACAATTCATAGCATACATCATATGTGGAGACTCTTCAAGGCCTCTCATATCAAACCATTCGTGCGCGTGTTCGTGTAAGATTGAACCAGCAAATGGGCGGAAGTATTCTCTATGCTTGACTTTATTCACGTAGTCTTTACCATCAAGCGTACGCGGATCAAAGAGAATAGAACGGTTGCCCAAAGCCCTTGGTCCGTTCTCACATCTATCCTGGAATAGTGTTACGATATTTCCCTTTAGAATCAACTTAACTGCATCAGGAGCGTATTGGTTGTTGATAATATTTGCGTTGTATTTGTTTGCAATCTCTTGAATCTCTTCTGCAGTATTCTTCTGAACAGGACCAAGATATAGCGACTCAGCAAAACCTCTGTTTTCCTTACTTTGAGTTTTTACATGATGAACTAACATAGCTGCACCCATTGCCGTGCCCGCATCATTAGAAATAGGTTCAACATAAATGTTAATATCCTCATCCTTTAATTGTTCTAAGTACCAATAGTTTGCTACACAATTAAGTCCATAACCACCAGAAATAACAACGTTATTACAGCCACTAATATTAACAGATTTACGAATTAAATCAAGCACCATCTGTTGTGATTCAGTCTGTACTGCGTACGCCATATCTCTACGGTTTTGTAGTAAAGTAACATCTTCGGGTTCTTCTACGTATTTCAACTCATCGTAACGTTCTGAATTAACCACTGCGCCATTAGGGTATGTTGGAATAATTAAGTTTCTATCTGTGGTTTTCCATCTTCCTCCGTTTCCATCCGTATAGATATCTGGAATATTATCGTTTGGTTTGCCATAAGGGAATAACCCCATAGTTTTTCCTGCTTCGATAGGAGACCAACCACAATACTGAGTAACCGCTTCATATGCTTTAACGATACCAGCAGTGTCGTCAAGAATTAATTCAAAGTGCGAACCTTCTTCTCCTTCCCTAGAAGAATCCATATTGTTAATTTTATTACCAGCAAATGGACCACGAGAACCTAAATGTTTGTATAACGTTTTAAAGTTTGCAGGATAATTACATTTAATGATAGATTCCAATTCCCATGTCATTTCTTCATTGTTATCTATATTCATAGGGATAAATGTTCCAGCACCGTCGACAATCAATGCAACAGCTTCATCAAAACCTGATCTATAGAAAGCACATGAAGCGTGCATCTTATGGTGCCATCTATCCATTGAAAATACTTGCTCATCACTTTCAATCAACCTCAACTTCTTTGCTAATCCCGTATAAACATCGCCGCCTGAGAAATCAACACGACTTTCGTCTGGTTGAGTATGTGAAATGACAAGGTAATCTATTTTGTCTGTATAATCTAAAATCTTAACCATAGACGCATATGGTCCACCATCATACTTCTGTCTACTTAAACGTTCTTCTTCGATAGCAAATACAACCTCACCATCTTTTAATAAACAAATACCACCATTATGCCCTCTCGCAATCCCCGCAATCCACTGACTCATAAATTATCCTTTTTTATTCTTTTCTGCTAAAATGGCCTCACCAATACCATCTACTACCGACCCATCAACGGTGTTCATATCATATGTTGGGTATGTTCCTGTAACTACTGGTTCTCCTGAAGAGCAACATCCGCTGTCGGACTTTGTGTTATTAAATGTTCCTTCAAATTTTACACCTTTACCTAAGAACTTCACGCATGATTCGAGAACTTCTACCTCTTGCTCTGGAGTCATAGAGATGCAGTCATTGTTTGCTCTGTCTCTTTCATCGTCCATTGAAATTCTAATGGGAGAATACTCTCGTCTTCCTTCACCCACATCAATAACATCAAACCCTTCGTAATTTGGGTAAGTAATGTTAATTGGATATGTTGAGCCAGTAACAATGGTTGCAGTTGTTCCTACTGCCTTAGCGATATGTTGACCTACCGAATCGCACCCTAAGAAGTGATCGGCCCCTGAGATAATAGAAGCCCACATCCTAATATCTTGAATTTGAGGTTGAGCGGTTGCATGATTATCGTCTTTCTCTAACGGAATCATAATTTCTGACATGATAATAACGGCGTATTCTGTGCGCAATTCTGTTAATAGTGCTGTAATGTTACTAAATTCAAAAGAACGTGAAGATGGATCGAATATAAAGTCCCCTTCCTGCATTACTGATCTACCAAACGGTTGCACTACCAAAACTTATCTTTACCAGTACCTGCTTTAATTTCTTGAATAGCTTGGTATCCTTTAATAGATTCTTCTTTAGATAGTTTAATAACTGGGTCTGAAAGATTTTGTTTCTTTTTCTTAGGTCGTCCGTTAATTTCAATATCAAACGCCTCAGACAAAGAACATTTCTGGTTAAAATATTCCCACACACGATACGGTTCAGGAGATATAATATCCTTATCCTTTAGGTGATTTTCAAACAAACCTTTATGCCAAGAATCATATGCACGTTTATGTAATTCTGGATGTCCTTTATAAAAATCCATTCCTCCTTCGCATACAATTACAAAATCCTTATCGCCGGATTCTTTCTCATATTTTTCTAATGCTGGGATTGAGCACAGAACACGTCCTGCGCCACCGTTTATAAAAAACGCTTTAGAGCGATTGCTCATTTTTCACCTCACTTGTTAATAATATAGTCATAATAGAGTTATTATACCCTATTTTTATGTAAAAGTCAACCTTTTGTTAAATTATTTATACGTTAAAAAAAACCTCCCGTTAAGGAGGTTTTTGTTTATATCTTATGCTACTTTTATACCGCCAGCTCCATAAAGCTTGGTTTAGGTGGCATCATGTCCATAGCAAGATGTGGAGGAACTTCTGCTAACACAGTTGGCATTTCACGTAACCTCGTTCTATAGAGGACTACCTCATCTTTAAGTTCCTGAGGCATATCATCTGCAAGATATTTATCAGACTCAAGTAGTCTCTCTCCTCTCTCCTTTCTAACATCGTCCCACGTAACTCCATCACACTCCGCGCCAAATAAATGAGTTATTGTATTATACGGAATTAAGAACGGCTCACCATCAACGATATTGATTTGAGATGTTCTATAGAAGTCTGATGCTTCAAATAATGTATTATACTTACACGGTGGATATCCGTCAAACCCATCAGTTCCAGGCACGATAGCGTCGATTGGATCTGGCTCTCCACCATCTTCTAATGCTAGAGCAGGGTCTAAGTCAGAATGCAATGAACAGAAAATAGGATTTTCTTCACAGTCAATTTCTAACCATTCATATCCCTCGCCTTGCTCAGGAGGGCCGTCATTCATTTCTTTTTCAGAAACTGCACCAAATCCATATGGCGCATCTCCATTTTCATCAACTGCAAGGTAGCATTTGTCATCGCCTTGATAGGTTGCTTTAATAGTTTCTGTATAATTCTCTACAGAAGCTTCTGGATCTACTAACCACCCCGTAGGGATTTTAAGGTCAAATTCTTTTGTAATAATTGCCATAATAATCTCTCCTATTATGAATATGTAATTTTAACTGCGCCTGGACCACCTGGTGCACCAGTTTGTGAACAGTTTCCACAGTATGTCGACATACCACTCTGACCACCATGGCCAACTGGAACAAATCCACACCAACACTGTGCACCACATCTTCTCCAACAATGATGAAGGTGCTGGCTCACGCCTTCACCCATCATAGGAGAAGCAGTAGGTTTGTTTGTAATACCATTACAATGACAACAGTTATCACCTTTACCCCACATACCACCTTGATGAGACCATGTTGCGAAACAACCGCCACCAGACTTAATACAAAGTGCACATCTAGCTGTTGAATCACATGAGTTTCTCCACGAGCCACAAGAACAACCACCATATCCACCCATTGCGCACATTGAAATGTTACAACCACTCACGCATGAACGACAACCGTGACAACCACAACGACAACAAGTTAAGCAACATCTGCCACCACCAGCACAAATACCGTAACACCAACCCGGCTGTACATTTACTGTACCTGAGTTTTGGTAAAATCCACCTTGAGCACCAACGTAATTCATACAACAACTTGTACTACAAGAACCAGCACCAGCACCACCAGCACCCCAAAGTTCAAATACAGCCTTAGTCACTCCATCCGGAACACACCAAGCACATGAAACGCCGCAAGTTCTACGATTAAGATCACCACCACAATAGTTGAACTGCGTCAACCACTGTACGCCATACTTAGATCCGGCGTTAGCTGCAAAACAAGCACTAACATCGCAATTAACGCAAGTCATGCAATTGCTAATCGTATTACTCATATTCGTTAAGTTTGTTGATGTGTCAGTAGAAAGTGTAGTCATATCACTAGATAGGTTAGTGTCTAGTGTATTCATTGCTGTAGTTAAAGTAGTTTCTGTATTAGTTAAAGAAGTGTTAAGGTTACAAACTGCCTGTGCAATATTCTGATCAACGTTTTCAGTTGTGGTAGCAAGCGAACTTGTTACCACCTGGTCTAGGTCAGCAATTTTCTTGTCAGTTTCTCTCTTAACTTGACTAATTTTTCCAAGTGTTAAAATATCCATTGTTTATATTTCCTTAGTAAAGAGTTAAATTGTTATTCATAATATACGACCTCTATCCTTCCCATTCATCTTTCAGAGTAATAATACCTGAAGTATTAATTATAGTTCCATCGTATTGATAGGTCTTGTATACAAGTGATTCAGGAGTACCTTTCTTCCACGATTGAAGTTTGAATTCCCATGAGTCGTTCAAAGTATGGCCATTAGGATTCTCAAATTGAATCATAATGCCATTCTTAAAGTTAGTTAATGCGGTAGAGTTAACAGAGAATGGAGAAGCATCAGTATTACCTTCTGGACCAAACAGTGCTAAATCTGTATTTACATTATTAATCGCATCGCCACTGTATAGTACAGGACCGTCCACCGTTACTTGAGGTTGCTTATAAGCAGAACCTGCATTAGTAATAGTAACTTTAGATACAGCACCTTGAGCGTTTAACTCTGCAACAGCAGTTGCACCATAACCAGTAGGGTTTGGATCGACATCAATAATAGTAACACGTTGCTCGCCATCAACATAATCCTTCCAATCGTCGACAATTGTAACCGCACCAACGCCATCGTTTAATCCGGCTGTGCCACTAAATAACCCACCAACAGTACTTTGATTGCCCCATGAACCTGCAGGATCGATAATAATAGGAGTAGGTGTAACGTATCCTGCACCACGAGATGTCATTATAATATCTTTAACATAAACATTTAAATCTGGCGTTAATACGGCGCCTTGTCCATTCGAAGAAACAATAATAAATTCAATATCAATGAAATCAGCACCACCTTTAACAACCGACAGTCCTGTAATTTCGCCAGTAATATCATCAACGGAGTCAATAGAAACCTCTGCACCACTACCAAATATACCATTCTCTCCTGTTGGGTCTACTACTACAACTTTATCTAATGTAGTATATCCACTACCACCATTAGTAATTGTAATAGAACTTAAACTACGATTTAATACAACATCACCGTATGCACCTTGACCAGGACCTGAAACATCAAGAATTCTTACCGTGTCTCCGTTTTGGTAACCAAAACCTTTATTGATAACTTCAACATTAATTAAAGTGCCAGCAGAATCTACAGTACCTTTAGCTCGACAACCACCACCAGTAGAAGAGATAACATCAACATAAACTGTAGATTCTCTAACCCACATAGTGGCTGCTGAATCCATACCAACACCGTTAATTACATACTTGTCGGTTAATTGTGTATCTTTAGTTATTACATAATCCCACACACCTGATTGAGGAATATTAGGAGAGGCAAATGCTCCTCCAGCATGCTCAACAGTATGACCAGCTAAGTCTGAGTTAGTAAACCTAATAATGTCGCCGACTTTAGCGTCGATAACAGCAGGAGTGAATGCATCATTCTGTAATGTTACATTAATAATGCTAGGTGAAGTGTCCACGTATCCTGCACCAGCATTAGAGATATTAATCGACTGGACGCATTCGTTAACTAAACTAGCAGTTGCCACAGCAGGAGTTGTTGGTGCTCCTCCACTAATAATAACAGTGACAGAGGTATAACCAATACCACCGTCTGTTACTTCAATAGAACTTAATGCACCATCAGCAGTGAGTACGGCGTAACCTGTTGCTCCTGTACCATCGCCGGAGAATACAATTGTAATACCTGGGTTAGTTGCATGTCCGCCTGAGATTGGACCATGATCGTGATCACCAGTAGCATATACGCCACCACCTAAGTCTGCAAACATAAACTCTCCTAAGAAAGCGTTCCAAACAAGAGTAACATCGTGCGTGTGCCCAACATCAACTGTAGTTTTAGTTACAGGAGTTCCGGTCTTAACATCATCAATTTCAGCTTGCGTCAATTGAACGGTGTGAGTGTGATTAGAACTACCACCGACATCAGGTAATGTTATTTCTGTATAACCTGTAAACCCTGCACCTTGATCAGTAACGTCTACTGATGAAATAGAACCATTACCTAGAGTAACAGCAGCTACTGCTGGTGTTGCAACATTATCAACATCTACAATCTTAGCAAATGCGTTGTTTGAATACTTCGTTCCGGCGTTAGTAATTGTAATATCAGAACAACCGTCATCATAAACTGCGTTTAATACAGCACCAGTGCCTAACTTACCATTCGCATCAATTGTGTATGCATATGTGTCAATGAAACCTGAATCGTCAGAAATAAATACATCATAGATTAATCCGTCAGAAAGATCAGAGTCGTATGACTCGCCAGCAATGTTATACTCATATGAACGACTAAAGTCGTCAAGAATAGAAACAGTTGATGTAAAGTATTCTTCACAGTCTGTCGGAGAAGGGAACATAGATGTATCAGCTCCATCTAACTCAATAGCACCCATTGATGCATCTACACCCCAACCAGTCGCAGAAGAAATTCCATCATGACAGTATGAAGAATGCGGTTTAAATAAAATAGTATCGCCGTCTGCTGCATATTGCCCCACAACGCCAGATTTACCAATACCATCAGAATAATCATTTCCTTGAAGGTCTGTAATTCTTACATAATCGCCTGCCTGAATACCGTCAAAAATCATAGCATATTGAATGCCACGAGTAAGGGTAATATTAGGGTTGTCTGTATCAGGGATAGATGTGTTGTTTAAGATAGTCAAATCTACTGCAGCAGACCCATCTGCTTCATGACCAGTAGCTCTGAATGTTTGAGCATCAGCAGTATCTGTATTAATAAAAAAGTTATATGCTTTAATCTGTTCAATCGAAACGGCTTGGGTTATAGGATCAGTTGTTAATACGTTATGATTAACAAAAGGTCTAACTTCGCCAGAAATCTCTAAAGACTCACCAAAACAAACGATATCTTCATTAGTATCATAAACAATATGGTGAGTAGTAAAATCGCCTTCTCTAGCAGATGTAACGTTTACGCCAGTATTATCAAAACTATAGTTATCTTGGTTGATTGCTGATGTCATAACCAAATCAGCAACTAATTGGTTAGTTTGGTGAACTGAGTATCCTGAATCTGTAGCACCAGTAGTGTAGTTTGCAAGGTTATTTTGTAGGTCTTCAAGCGCCTGAGCGATAATAGCATCCTGAGCTGCAACGTGAGTTGAGTAATCAGTCATCAAGTTGCTTAATGTAGTTGAAACATTAG